TAAACAATCTCTGAAAATACTTTTTGGTTGTCTATTGGAACGTAAGCGCAGTTATATCCTGCAACATTGTGGGCTGCTAACGCCTCTCCTGCTGACATCATAACACGCATCGAAGGCATTACTTCCATTCTGCGTACAGCTTCCATAGCGTCTGTTAATTCGTTAACTAGTTGTTTGTCTTTTTTTCCTTTACCCCACCCTGTATTTGTAGGCAGTCGCTCTAGCCAAAAATCTTTTACGCGGTCTACTGTCTCGTCCCAAGTCTCTCTTCTTCCTAAATCGTCACGATAGCGCGAGTATCGTGATTGATGTATATACTCCTGGTACAAATTCACTTAATCTAGCTCCTCATATAATTTTTTCATTTTAGCATAAGTTTTAGGAAACTCTACAATGTCTATGTCTCTGCCTAGTTTAGTACACATAGACTGAGCCGACTCTACAAACGTAGCTGCAAGGTAAGCTATGTCTTTATCTGACAGTTTAAGTGTAGGCTGTACTTTTTTCTTAGTAACTTTTTTAGTTGTGGTCATATCTCTTCTACCTCGTCATCTTCTAGTTCTGGTTCATCTATAAATTTACTGCGTTTTAACTTAAATTTTTCTTGGAAAGCTTCAAGTAATTCTTCAGAAGAAATCTCTAGTATTTCCACAATTAAATCAGGGTCATAGGTATTGGCTACCTCTGCCATAAGTTCATCGTGTGTTAACATAGTTATCCGTACTCTTTCAGTAGGTACTCCATAGAAACTTCCATCAGGTCGTAGTCCCCGTTGTTGATTTCGTGCTTCATCATAATGCCCGACCAACTCTGAGCATTTTTTTGTGGGCCTAGATATTCGTGGTAGTCTTGATAGAACCGACCGCAGACTAGCCCCCTTCGACGTTGACCAGTGCATGTGTATATCTCTCCTGTTTGTTTGGTTTGTTGGTGTCCCATTGTGAGGCTGTGACCTAGATTCTTTAGCTTGTTCTCTATCGAGCCTCCGATAGCGTTTGACATAAGGCTAGACGGATTAACAAAGTAGTGCGAGTAGCAGATACCATCTAGCTCTACAATTTCTAAAAAGTCGTATGTGTGTACGCCTAAGTCTGCTAAAGGATTAAAGATTAGCTCTTCGATTGAGAGGTAATTGTTTAACATACGCATACCTGCAGAAGCAGATGCTCTGACAATGCGTTGTTCGTGATTGCCTAAACAGTAATGTATCTCTGGGTCGTACTTAGGAGTTCGTAAAGTTTTAAGAAAGTTTTTCATCTCTCTCCACCCTACGTCTAAGTCTGCCTGTACGTCTTTAGATTCCCACCCTTTATCTCCTGGCTTATCGTAGCTAGATAAGGAGGGCATGTCCCACCAATCACCAATAATGATAATCTTTTCTGGTTTGTGTTTCTTCAAGTACCGAGCCGCAGCCGTAATGTGGTCTGTCTTAGACTCGGGGAATATCTGAGTATCGGGTATCATTGCGTGTTTCATAGTTTTAGCCACTCCTTGGGCATATCTACACCTACTGCTGAATCAATAAACTTTTGGTCGCACCAACCTGTGTATCGCATAGTCTTATTGCGAGTTACCCAATTGTCGTACATAAATAACATTTTAAAATTATCTTTGGTTAGTTCGTTGTCACTTGCTAGAACAGCAAGGATTTTAGTTCTTCCTGCGGAGTCCCACTTACCTTTGGCTTCCACCCAGATTCCCAACTCGGGGAGCCAGAAATCAGGTGTATAACTAGCCAACCTGCCAACATCGTTACTACCACAAGCCTGACATATGCCCCGTTTCGTTGGATAAATGTACTTAATTTGTTTCGGTTCGTATTCAAACGCAACACCCTTCTCCTCTAATTTAGCTGCTACGTTTTGTTCGTACTGAGATTTATAAGGAGCTAGTAGCTGCGCTCTCCTTGTCCTCTTCTTCTTCAACTTTGAACGGGCATTCGTCTGGGATTTTTTTCCATATCCATAAGAGTTCAGCGTTCGCGTTGAACTTTTCTTTCCAACCATCAAGAAATTCCTTCTTGTAAAATTCTTCAACAACCCTCTGACATTCTCCATCGTTTAAGCCAATAGGTATGTACCTAGCAGCTTTAATTTTTCCTATACCATTTATTCCTGTTATGTTATCGACCTTATCACCTTCAAGCATCTGTCTCCAGAACACAGCACTAGCTTCTGCTTCGTCAACAAATGACAAAGTTCTAGTGCCTATGTTGTAGTGATATCCTGGTATTTGTTTTAAATCTTTATCGACAGAAACGATAACAGGTATTTGGCCACTATCTTCCGCGTCTTGCGCTGCGTGACCAAAGAAATCATCTGCTTCACAGCCTTGAGTAAAGTATCCTTGATGGTATTGCAGAATGTAATCTTGGATGGCTTGCAGATGTGTGGGTCTGTGTTCGTCTTTTCTGTTGGCTTTGTATTCTGGGTCTACTTTTTTTCTAAAGTTTGGCACTTCAGAGTTTCCTGTTAGGAAACAAATGTAACTGACCCGAGCGTCAAAATGTAGTGCCATCTCGTTTGAGATGTTTCGTATTAAACTTTTACAATTTTCTAGTGCGTGTGCTACTGGTTGTAACTCACGTTCCCACTCAATGTGTTCTTCTGGTAAGTGTTTTAAAGCTTCTTTTTTCGTATCGAAAGAGTCTCCCCTTTCGGGGAGACTTCCATCAAAGTACACTCTTCTCTCTGCTGCGAATCCTGCTCGATATGCGAGTATATCGCCATCAAAGAGCAAGTGTACATTACTCACACTAACCTGCCTTTCTCAAAGACTCAGCACCTTCTTCCCAAGAAGAAGAGGGTAGTTCTTCTTTAGGTAAGCTTGCTTCTTGTTGAGCAAGTTTTCCAGTTAAGTAATCCTCGTAAACCTTACTGGTTTTTAGGATTGCTTCTGGAGTCCACGCATCATCTCTGTTGTGAGACTCGACTGCAGCTTTTAATGCCACAGCCCTTGCGATAGCTATGTCCTTGTCAGTTGACAAGCTAGTGTGTTGCGCTCCAGAACTTGTAGGAGAAGGGGATAAAACTCCTGGTTCTTTCACGCTGACATTACCTTTTATATTAAGGTAGGTTCTGTCATCTTTAGTTTTCTCTATGTATGTAAAGCCAACCTTGTCTCCAACGCTTGCTCCACCTAATTGCGTCCCGTTAAACGCACTAAACCAATCATCGGGTCGCTCTGCGAGCTTAAAACTGGTTCCTTTTGTGCCTAAAACTTGGATTGTACCTGTAACTGTGTGCATATGCACCTCCTAACTAACTTATATAAAGGCTATTTTTAGCCTACCTAATAGTATACACGCCTAATTATAACAAGTCAAGCTTTATTTTTCACTTTTGCTAAAGTTTTTCCAGAGTCGTAATCAACTGGAAAAGGGATAGGTGAAGTTACGCTAAACACCTTTTGTATTACCTCTGGAACTCTCTCTAACTGACTGTGTATCTTAGGTATTGACTGCCCCAAGGCTTCGTCGTCAATCTCAAATAGTAAACTATCGTGTACGCTGTTGACAAGTCTAACTCTTGGGTCGTGTAAACGGGTTAGTCTGGTTAGCATCATAGTAACGATGTCTGACGCTGCCCCTTGAATCGGGTAGTTCTTACATTTAGTGGGAGGAGCGTAAGGTTTTCCTGAATAATTTGATATGTTACAGAGAGTTCTATACCTTGTAATACTTTCTCCTGTCTCTGGGTCTCTCCAGATAGATGGTATGTAACAAGAGTGGACTGATTCATCGCCAACCCTGTCACCTCTCTGGTCAATGGTAGTCTCTGCCTCTTTCTGCACAGAGTCCTGCCAATCCTTCACACCAGGATACCTATCATAGTAACTTTTTATAAAGTCTTTGGCCATCTGTTCGGGTACGTCCCAGAATGAAGCAATCCCTTTAGCTGCTGCACCATACTGCAATTGAAAACTAAAACCTTTAGCTACTCTACGCTCTTCCCCCGACACCTCTGCTTCTGGCTTGCGGTAAATCTTTGAAGCAAAGTACGTGTGCATATCGACACCGTTGTTAATGTCGTACACAAGTTGTCTGTCTCTGCTCGCCAAAGCTAAGACGCGAATCTCCAGTTGAGCGTAATCAAACTCAACCAGAGTTGCGCCTTCGGGAGAAACGAAGTGGTCAAGAATCATGTGTTAAACCTCATTACCCCAAACATCCCAACCCTCTGTTTTCTGTCTAGCAAACAATTCTATTCTCGGTAACTCTCCAAATAATAGCTCAATGCGATTTCTTACTTCTTGCGGTTTTTGACTATGTTTTTTGCGCTCAGAGACTACTAATGATTCTATGTTGTTTGCTTGTTTATATTTAGTCATAGCCCCTTTTATTCCAAGTAAACATATCTCGCTACTTTTCATAGTCCAAGGGGCTACGTTTTTGCAATAATTTCCTTTTGAAGTTGTTTTTACCCAATTAAAAACAATCGTTTTGTATTTAAAACCCCATGATTTTAATACCTCTAATGCTTCGTCTATGTGAGAATCTGTTACCCACATAAAACATGCTGCATCTTCTTTTGTTATATTTTTTACAGGTAACGCCGTTAATTCTTTCAGTTTCATAGTGTTATAGTGGTCGCTTAAAGGTTTAATATCGCTACTAATTGTGTTATTTACTGCTGATTTACTTCCGTAGTGCCAAGGAGGATCAGCGTAAATAATATTGTATTTTTTATTAGGAAAATTCGTCATTATTTTTTCCCCGATATGTTTTGCATGTTAGGTTTGCTTGATGACAGTCTACCTGTCTGAGTGATGTTGTGATTATAGTTAGGGTGTATCTTACCGCCCACCTCAAAATCAATGTAAGGTTTGTAGTAAGTTGAAATACTTTTTGCACCCTTCCTAATCTCTAAGATGTCGTTTGCTAATTGCTTGGCATTGTCACCTCCGTATTTTTGTATATTTTTCAAGGTGTTAGCACCGCCCTTGGTTTCCCAACCCTTCTTCTCAAAAAACTCTTTGGTCTCCTGGTCGGCTAATCCTGTAATTAAAACTGAACCTGTTTCCCATTTCATTTTCTTCTCCCCTGTTTGTTTTCCGCTCTTATAAAACATTTCATTTCCTTGCTCGTCAAGTTTAGGAACGTGCTTTCTCGTCTTAACAGTTCCACCCCAAAGCAATGTCTCTACTTGCAAAGAGCTATTGATGTTAAACTCAATCGCTGCATCTTTTGGGTACAATTTACTGTAACGTGCTATTGCGTTTTCTGTCAACACTTCTTGTTTGCTTTGCAAAACCTCAACTTCTTTAATTGCAGAGTCTGTGTCAAAACATAAGCCGTTGCGTGACATGTGAGTAGTTGCAAATATTCCTTGCATCATCTCCATCATATAGAGAGTGTACTTACTCCCTCGATTCTTACAGAAACGGCCTTGCCTTGTAAATATTTCTGTTGTGACGTTAACATCTTCCACTAAATAATCTGCAAGTAACTCTTCGTCTATCTTGTCTGAGCCTATGCCTGCGTTAAATCGTTCCTTAATCTCTACGTCCTTCTTAAAAGGAACTGACATAGCCTCCGCTACGAACTCTAAACTAGGGCTAACTGTCGCCCTGCCTGTCTGCATATAATAAAACTTCTGTGTATCCCAAACGTAAAAAGTTTTATTGAGAAAGTCTGTCCTGTTTACACGCTCTGCCATGTTAAGCAAGTAGTACAAGTCAAACGATAGGTTATGTCCGACAACTAATGTATCTCCTGGTACAAGAATAGCCTCTGCTATTTCGTTAAAGTCTGTCGTAGTCTTGGTTTTTGGTTCTCCGTAAAGTAAACGATAGCCATACATCACGGCTCGATTGTCTGGGTAAGCTGCACTCGCCCCAAAATGGGGACTAGGAGCATTGATAGTAGTCTCAATGTCTAAGACAATAACATTTTCTATACTACCTAACATGATGTTGAGTCCCTACTAGAGATATAAGCTGTGCTTTCTCTTTGTCTATCCGTACAGCGCACCCTGCACTTCTAAATTTAGGGTCTGCGTAGCTTAACTTGTTCTTAGGACACCTGAAGTAACGTATGTCGTCCTCTTCTGGTTGTTGTCCTATGGTTAGGATACAGTCTGCTTCACCCTGAACTGATGTTTTAGAATTGTAAAGGCTTCCCATGCTAGGGTACTTCACGTTATCTGCACTACCATCTAACTGTGTTGTAGCTATTATTGGTGCATGTTCTTTCGCTAGGTCTCTGATGAACTGAGATAGCTTTGCAAACCTCTCGATACCTTGTAGCTTTTCCATACCACCTAGTTTCCATAACTGGTCAATGATGATTATTTTAGGTTTAGTCTGCTCTACGATATTCTGTATATCGTAAATTGTCATAGCGTTATCGTCGTAAATATTAATAACACCATCACCTAGCTTACTGTTGAATAACTGTAAAGACTTCTCTATGTCTTGCTCTATCTCTTTGGTCGTCCATTTAAGTGCAGCCTGTATCTGTCTTGACCTTACCTTAGATACTGCTTCTTCATTGTTAAACCAAAGTATCGACTCACCTTCTTTCAGTTGTTTGGCGAAGTGTACTGCCTGTGTTGAAAGGAATGTAGTCTTGCCTCCGTCTGGCCTACTGCCTACAATGATGAAGTCCCCCTTGCATATCTGACCCATCATTAATTCTAACTCTGGTATCGACCAGGAATATTTATCTGCGTTCTTACGCTCTTCTAATTGGTCAAAGATAAGACTGTCGTTCTCAATAAAAGAATACTGTTTGCTTTGGTGCTGAACTTCTTTAGTGTAATCTTGTACTGCCTGTTGTACATCTCTCATACACTTCTTACCTAGCGTTACTTCGTACGCTAAATCTGAGATTGACATAGCCCAATGTCTAGTTGATAGGT